TAAACGCTACTGTTGTAGCAGTGCGGTAAATGAAAAGTGACATCCGCAAGATATCAGTCGGCCCTGATGCTAAAAGCGGAGCACTTCATTACTTAGTAGGTCAAGACGTATTGGGAGGTAGCTATCGTATACACCATATCCGTCAGGAAGATGATGGGTGTATATTTATTTGGATTCAGCGAGAAGATGAAATCTTTTTATGGAAACAGTTTAGAGATACAATGCCTATAGCCATTGAATACAATCTTGAATTTTAATGCAATCACCAACTTGTTTTATAGCTACGCCCTTTGGAAATAAACGTTACGACAACACCAAGGTTATGGGTGAAGTTGAAATTGTTACAAGTACCTCTGAGGAAAACCATAAAGCCTCTAACCGTTTAGCCGTAGTTCAGTCAGTTCCCTTAGAATACAATGGACCAATTGAAAAAGGAGACATCCTTTTGGTTCACCACAATGTATTTAAGTTTTATAATGACATCTCAGGGAAAAGAAAAAGCGGTAAGAGTCATTTATGGGAAGAGCTTTTTTTAATAGATAATGAGCAGTTCTTTATGTACAAGAAGGATGGAGCTTGGCATGCTCATGATAGATATTGCTTTGTAAAGCCCGTACCCTCGGACAATTCTTACATATTTAAACCATCTTCGGAAGAACCTCTTATGGGAATCATGAAGTATCCCAATCAATATTTAATTGATAACGGGATTAAGGAGGGGGATGCAGTTTCTTTCACGCCTGAATCAGAATATGAGTTTTTAGTAGACGATGAAAAGCTTTATAGGGTTTATGACCACCAAATTACTTTCTCCCTATGAACTCTAAATCATTGAAGGAGCAAGTAATTGCTGCAGGTTACAGGGCAGTAGAACAGCTTGTCAAGGTCGCAAAAGAAGATATTATTAAGCCTGACCCTGAAGATGAATTAGCTGCAGACCGTTTAAAAAATGCAGCGGCTACTAAAAAACTATGCATCTTTGATGCGTTTGATATCCTTAATAAGATAGAAACAGAGCAAGAAGAGCTTAACTTGCTTACCGGAGACTCAAGTAGAACTGATAGCAAGCAGGGATTTGCAGAACAACGAGCTAAAAAATAAGCTGTACACAAAGCATAAGGATTTTATTCCTAGGGCCGTTGTTGCGAATAAAAATAGGGCCAAGACTTGGCATTACGGATACAACGAAAAATATGGAGTTGTTGTAATATCTAAGACAGGTCAGATTGGTGACATCATAAATGTATCGGGGTTAGACATTGCGTTGCCTCCAACCCCTAGGGGGTTATCTCCTGAGCCGGATTATTGGATTCGTCACGAACTCCCTAAGTCTTTGCAGAGGATACAATCTATTTTTCAGTGGAACGACATGCCTTCTTCATTTAAGAATGAATGGATAGATTACATTGAAACACAGTTTGATTCTAGAGAAAATGGACATTGGTTCATAAACAAAGGAGTTCCTACTTATATAACAGGTGCTCATTACATGTACCTGCAGTGGGCATCTATTGATGTAGGATATCCTGATTTTAGAGAAGCCAATAGAATTTTTTATATTTTTTGGGAGGCATGTAAAGCTGACGACAGATGTTTTGGAATGTCTTATTTAAAAATAAGACGCTCAGGATTCTCTTATATGGGTTCATCAGAATGTGTAAACACAGGTACACTCGCAAAAGATTCAAGGGTTGGAATACTTTCCAAGACAGGTTCTGACGCAAAGAAGATGTTTACGGATAAGGTGGTTCCTATAGCTAACAGGTTACCATTCTTCTACAAGCCTATTCAGGATGGTATGGATAAGCCTAAAACAGAACTAGCCTTTAGAATTCCTGCATCTAAGATTACGAAAAAGAATATGCATGAGGTAGCTGCTCAAGACCTAGATGGTCTCGACACTACTATCGATTGGAAGAATACGGACGATAACTCATATGACGGGGAAAAGCTTTTACTCCTTGTTCATGATGAGAGTGGTAAGTGGGTAAAGCCCAACAACATCTTAAACAATTGGAGAGTAACCAAGACGTGTTTAAGATTGGGTAGCCGTATTATAGGCAAGTGCCTAATGGGTTCTACCTCCAATGCTTTAAGCAAGGGTGGGAGCAATTTCAAAAAACTTTATGAGGATTCAAATCTAGAAAGTAGAAATGCAAACGGTCAAACTAAGAGCGGTATGTATTCTTTGTTTATTCCTATGGAATACAACATGGAAGGATTTATTGACCGTTACGGACATCCTGTATTAAAAGCCCCTAAAAAAGAAGTAAGGGGTATCGACGATAGGCCCATTAGAAATGGTGCGATTGATTATTGGGAAGCTGAGGTGGATTCATTGAAGAATGACCCCGATGCTCTTAACGAATTTTATAGGCAGTTTCCTAGAACTGAATCTCATGCGTTTAGAGATGAAAGCAAATCTTCGTTGTTTAACCTTACAAAGATTTATCAGCAGTTAGATTATTCAGAGTCTTTAATAAAAGAACAGTATGTAACACGCGGTTCTTTTGGTTGGGAGAATGGTCACAAGGATACCACGGTCAGGTTCTATCCTGATAAGAGAGGTAGGTTTTACATATCATGGACTCCGTCACGTCCTCTTCAAAATAACGTCATAGACAAAAGGGGCGTTAAGTATCCGGGCAATGAGCACATAGGGGCGTTTGGATGTGACTCCTATGACATATCAGGCGTTGTTGGGGGCGGTGGTTCTAACGGAGCGTTGCACGGTCTCACTAAGTTTAGCATGGAAGAGGCTCCTAGCAATGAGTTCTTTTTAGAATATGTAGCTCGTCCTCAGACTGCTGAGATATTTTTTGAGGATGTCCTCATGGCGTGTGTCTTTTACGGTATGCCCATCTTGATTGAGAACAATAAGCCTAGGCTGTTGTATCATTTTAAAAATAGGGGATACAGGGGTTTCTGTATGAACCGTCCTGACAAACCATTTACCAAACTTTCTAAAACAGAAAAAGAGCTTGGTGGTATACCTAACTCAAGTGAAGATGTAAAGCAAGCTCACGCCTCTGCTATTGAGTCTTACATTGAAAAATACGTAGGTCTAGATTTAGATGGGGACTTTAGACCGTCCGATGAAATGGGTATGATGCCATTTGTAAGAACTCTTGAGGATTGGGCTAAGTTTGACATAAGCAATCGAACAGCGTTTGATGCAACTATTAGCTCAGGTTTAGCTATTATGGCTACTCAAAAACACATCTATTTGCCACAGCAAAAACAAAGAAAAATTAGTGTTAACTTCGCTCAGTACAGTAACGAAGGAAACGTTAGTAAGATAAGGATTAAAAAAATACGATGAAGGAAGTCACTATAAATATCTCATCTACAGGCTTTCCAAGTCAATTTGTTTCTGACGCTGAAAAAGCTACGGATGAATTTGGGTTGCAGATAGGTCAAGCTATTCAGTACGAATGGTTTAAGAAGGACGGCAATCAGTGCAGATTTTATAATCAATGGAAAGATTTTAACCGCCTGCGACTGTATGCGCGTGGAGAACAATCTGTAGCGAAATATAAAAACGAGTTAGCTATTGATGGTGACTTGTCTTACCTCAATCTTGATTGGACTCCTGTTCCTATTCTTCCCAAGTTTGTAGACATCGTAGTTAATGGAATGTCTGAGAGATTGTTTAAGGTTAAGGCTTATGCTCAAGACGCATTGTCTCAATCTAAACGCAGCGCGTTTCAAGACTTGATTGAGAGTCAAATGGTAGCTAAGCCTTTCCTTGAGAATATTCAAAAGGGCAGTGGCGTAGACCCTTTTGTGGTTCCGTCTGATGAGCTTCCAAGTACGGATGAGGAATTGCAGCTTTTTATGCAGCTTAAGTACAAGCCTGCTATTGAGATTGCTGAGGAAGAAGCTGTTAGCACAATTCTAGCGGAGAATCACTATGATGATTTAAGGAAGCGTCTTGACTATGACCTTACTGTATTAGGGATATCAGTTGCTAAGACAGAGTTTTTAAAAGGCAGCGGTGTAGAGGTTAAGTATGTAGACCCCGCTAATGTGGTTTACAGTTATACAGAAGACCCCTACTTTAAAGATTGCTTTTATTGGGGTGAGATAAAAACTCTCCCGGTAATTGAGCTGCTAAAGATTGACCCTACCCTCACTAAAGAAGACTTAGAGGTTATATCAAAGTCCGGACAAAATTGGTACGACTATTATAATGTGGCTCAGTATTACGATAACGATATCTTCTATCGCGATACAACCACGGTCATGTACTTTAACTACAAGACCACTAAGAAGATTGTCTATAAGAAAAAGGTAGACGGAGACAACAAGCGAGTCATTGAGAAAGATGACCAATTCAACCCACCTGAAGAAATGATGCAGGATGGAAAGTTTGAAAAGCTTGAGAAGACCATTGACGTGTGGTATGATGGTGTTATGGTTATGGGTACTAATATCCTTTTAAAGTGGGAGATGGCTGAGAACATGGTAAGACCAAAGTCTGCCTCACAGCATGCTTTACCCAACTATGTAGCTTGCGCACCTCGAATGTATAAGGGTGTTATTGAGTCTTTGACTCGACGTATGATTCCATTTGCTGACTTAATTCAGATTACCCACCTTAAGCTACAGCAGGTAATATCTCGTACTGTACCTGATGGTGTATATATCGATGCAGATGGTTTAAATGAAGTAGACCTAGGGACAGGGAACGCTTACAATCCTTCTGATGCTCTCCGCTTGTTTTTTCAAACGGGTAGTGTAATCGGACGTAGCTATACCCAAGAGGGTGAATACAACCAAGGGCGTGTTCCTATTCAACAGCTTACATCAAGCAGTGCCTCAGGCAAAGCTCAGATGCTAGTTCAAAACATGAATCACTACTTACAGATGATTCGTGATGTTACGGGTCTTAATGAAGCTCGCGATGGCTCTACACCCGACCCTTATTCTTTGGTAGGAGTTCAAAAATTAGCAGCTCTTAATTCTAATACGGCCACTCGTCATATCCTTGACGCAAGCCTTTACATATTTAGGACTCTAGCCGAAGGGTTGACCTATCGTATCGGGGACATACTTGAGTATGCAGACTTTAAAGAAGAGTTTATTAATCAGATAGGAAAGTACAATGTGTCTGTTCTAAAAGACATGAATGAATTGTACATATATGATTTTGGAATCTTTATTGAGGTTACCCCTGATGAAGAGCAGAAAGCTATGCTTGAGCAAAATATTCAAATGGCTCTTTCTAAAGGAGATATAAACCTTGAAGATGCTATTGATATACGAGAGATTAAAAATCTTAAGCTTGCCAATCAGTTCTTGAAAGTTAAAAGAATTTCTAAGCAAGAACGTGAAGAGCGCATGGCTATGCAGCAACAAGCGGTTCAAGCTCAGCAAAACTTACAATCTCAGCAAGCGGCACAGCAAGCTCAGATGGAAAAGATGCAGATGGAGCTTCAAGGCAAGATGCAACTTAAGCAGGCAGAGATTGCTTTTGAAATAGAAAAGCAGCAAGCTGAAGCTAAACTAAAGAGTCAGTTGATGGCTGAAGAGTTCAACTATCAAATGCAATTGAAAGATGTTCTTGAATCACAATTGCAGTCAAGAGAGACTCAAAGAGAAGATGCTAAGTCACAGCGTATCAGTCAGCAGAATACGCAACAGTCTAAATTAATAAATCAGCGAAAAAATAATTTACCCGCTATATCATTTGAATCTAACGAGGATAGCCTAGACGGTTTTGACTTGGCGGAATTCAGTCCACGATAAGTGTAATAAATTAATTACTTTCGTACAAATTAAATCTAATGGAAGGTATCACAGTTAAAGCAGTAGAGGTGCAAGAAGAGAAATCTATTCAGGAAGTAGAAAATGAACTACTTGAAGTTCATGAAGCTAAATACGTAGACTCTCCTGAGAGTGAAGAAAGTGGAATAGATAAGATTGACCTAAGGCAGGAGCCTGTGGTTGAGGCCGTTCAGGAGGAGGTAGTTGAAGAGCAGGTTACTGAAGGAATTAAAGAGGAGGACTTAGTAAATGAAATTAAGTCTAGGTTGGGTATTGAGATTAATTCTCTTGAGGATTTAAAGGCTGCGCGTGAGGACAACGGAGATATGGATGAAGAGATGGCTGCTTTCTTTAAATACAAAAAAGAAACAGGCAGAGGTATACAGGATTTTATGAAGTTAAATGAGGACTACTCATCACTTTCTAGTGAAGAAATGATAGCTGCTTATTTAAGAGAGACGGAGATGGAGGAGGGCATGGATGATGATGACCTTGAGGTTATGCTTCAAGATTATCTGTATGATGAAGATTTAGATGACGAGGACTTCATTAAGAAGACTCGATTGAAACAAAAGAAAATAGTTGCTAAAGCAAAAAGCTATTTTGAAGAAGCTAAAGAGAAATACAAAATTCCTGCTGAGTCAGTTGGGGATTCTTCTCTTAACACCTCTGATGAGTACCAAGCTTATAAGCAATATTTAGCTAACGCTAAAAACGAGCAGGACGAAATTAAACGTCGAAGAGATTGGTTTGTGGACAAAACAAATCAAGTGTTCAACCAAGAGTTCAAAGGTTTTGAATTCAACATTGGTGAACGGTCTTTAGTTTATTCTCCTGCGGATAAAGATGAGTTAAGAAAGTTGCAGGACTCTCCTATGCCGTGGATTCAAAAACACACGGATGAGCAGGGTCTTTTAACTAACGCTCATGATTACCACCGTTCTTTAGCAATGGCGATGAATCCCGAAAAATTTGCTGAGTTCTTTTATGAGCAAGGCAAAGCTGAAGCTGTGGATGACCTTATGAAAAAGACTAAGAATGTAAATATGTCTGACCGTTCGGTTCCCCAAGTTGCTGCTAGTAAAGGCGGGATGCAGGTAAGGGCCGTTTCTCCATCTTCGGGGAAGGGGCTAAAAATTCGTAGTTCTAGAAATAGAACATAACTTTTAAAAATTAGAAAATATGGCAGGTTCAGTAAATGCAAGCCCAACATTCGCACTACAACCTAGTGCAGAACAGGTTGCCCTTCAAAGCAACTACATTACAAATTTCGATTTCTTAAATCAGTATCTTCCTGATACTTATGAAAAGGAATTCGAACGATATGGCAATCGTACAATCGCCTCTTTCCTTCGTATGGTAGGTGCAGAGATGCCCTCTAACTCTGACCTCATCAAGTGGGCAGAGCAAGGTCGTCTCCACACAAAGTACGTTAACTGTGCATCTGACGGTGATGCAGCCGCTGATACGGCTACTATCACTGTAAGCGACACGCTTAGCCCCGGTACAGGTTCCATCGCTATTCGCGTTGGTCAAACTGTTGTTATCTCTGATAACGCAGGTGCAGGTGAAAACAAGGCTATTGTAACTGCAGTAGATACGACAGCAGGTACTTTTGCTGTAGCTTACTACGAAGCAGCCGGTCAGGTAGGTGGAACGGGTTTGACTCGTACTGTATTTATCTACGGTTCTGAGTTCCAAAAAGGAACAGCAGGAATGGGCGGTTCTTTGGAGTCTGATGACAACATCTTCGACAACTCTCCGATTATCATCAAGGACAAGTACGCAGTATCAGGTTCTGATATGGCGCAAATCGGATGGGTAGAAGTGACTACAGAAAATGGTGCAACAGGATACCTGTGGTACTTGAAGTCTGAGCACGAAACCCGTTTGCGTTTTGATGACTACTTGGAGACAGCTATGATTGAAGCAGTTCCTGCAGCAGCAGGTAGTGGTGTTGCCGCTATTGCAGCAGGCGTAGCTTCAGGTGTAGGTAACAAGGGTTCTGAAGGTGTATTCTACGTTGTAAATAACCGGGGTAATGTCTACAATGGAGGTAACCCTGCTGTTTTGGCAGAGTGGGACACCATCATTGGTCGATTGGATAAGCAGGGAGCGATTGAAGAAAACGTAGTTTTCGTTGACCGTGACTTCGGATTCGATATCGATGATATGTTGGCTGCTCAAAACTCTTACGGAGCAGGTGGTACATCGTATGGTCTTTTCGACAACGATAAGGATATGGCTTTGAATCTCGGTTTCACAGGATTCCGTCGAGGCTATGACTTCTACAAGTCAGATTGGAAGTACTTGAATGACCCAACAATGCGTGGTGGTCTTCCAACAGGAGCAGGTTCAGGTCGTATTAACGGCTTGTTGGTTCCTGCAGGTTCTACTTCAGTGTATGACCAAATCTTAGGTAAGAATGCTAAGCGACCTTTCCTCCATGTCCGCTATCGTGCTTCAGAGACTGAAGACCGTCGCTACAAGACTTGGATTACAGGTTCAGCAGGAGGAGCTTCTAACTCATCTTTGGATGCTATGGAGGTACACTTCTTGTCAGAGCGAGCAGTTTGCACTTTGGGTGCTAACAACTTCTTTATCTTTGAGGAGTAATCTTTAGAAGGGGTGGGGGTTCAAACCCCCACCCCTTTTTTTTAATCAAATCAAATTCAATTAATTATGGCTAAGCAAATTAAGCCCGTCGATAGGTTTTATCGACTTACAACAAAGTCCACCCCCCTTTCTTATTTTATTCCTTCATCAGGTAGTAAGCGAAGACCTTTACTTTATTGGGATGAAGAATCATCTACTAATAAAGTTTTGAGATACTCTCCGAATCAAAAGTCTATTTTTGAAGACGAGCAAGATTCTAATGTATTGCGAGCACCTATTGTATTTGAAGATGGTCAGCTTTTTGTTTCAAAAACAAACCCATTGCTTCAAGAGTTTCTTTCTGTTCACCCTTTAAACGGTAAGAAGTTTGAGGAGATTAATACAGAGAAAGAAGCATCAGATGAGGTCTACACTTTAAATCAAGAAGTGGATGCGCTAGTTGCGTGTCGCGAACTTGATATTGAGCAAGTAGAAAATATTATTCGAGTTGCATTTGGTGTTGACCCTTCAACGCAAACCACTGCAGAGTTACGTAGAGACCTTTTGATTTTTGCAAAAAATAATCCTAAGGACTTTCTGTTAATTCTTAATGACCCAAATCTTTCATTGCAGTCTAATGTAAAGAGTTTCTTCTCTAATAAACTCTTGAGTTTCCGAAGAGATAAAAAAGAAGTTTGGTTTAATACACCAAGCAACAAAAAGAAGATGCTCACCATTCCTTTTGGAGAAGACCCTTACCATGTGTGTGAGCAATACTTCCTTACGGATGAAGGTGTAGAATCTTTACAATCTTTAGAATCGTATCTTTCCAAAAAATAATTTACCATGCGTATATATAAATATTATTGTTTCTTGCTTTTTGTGACCTTAGTCTCTTGTCAAGAGTCTAGTCCTGAAGTAATTGATTTGGGTTCTGACCCTGTTACTGTAACTTTGAAGGTTACCAACTCTACGGGTGCGGACATGAGGTGCCACAAAACCTTTGGTGTAGACAAGCCTAATGTGTGGGTAGATATTGCTGCGGGTCAATCAGCAGATTTGACTTCTAATACTCACTCTTCATCAGGAACTATTTTTACTTGCTATCCTGACCCTTCGGCTGTTATTGGAAAGCCCGACCCTGCTACGGGTAATTTCCAAATGTCATATGGCTATTGGAATAATGCGATGCATGTAACTTGTGATAATGATTGCAACAAAGGATACCCTACGGATAAGGTTCATTATACCGGAAACAATTGGCAGTACATCTTAAAGTGGGCTAACCCACAGGATGTCGTTAACAACTCAGTTGACTTTACTATTTCTCCATTGTAAGCATTGAAACTTTATATTGCAAGAGAAGAAGGGAGCCAATCGGCTCCCTTTCTTTTTTATCTATCTTTGAAAAAAGCCTTTACCCATGATTAATTCGGTAAGAAACACAGTTCTTGCAATTCTAAATAAGAACAACTACGGCTATATCTCTCCTCAAGATTTTAATCTGTATGCCAAACAAGCTCAATTGGACTTGTTTGATGAATACTTTTCAGATTACAACAACGCGATTAATGATGAGAATCGCAGGACTTCAGGGACAGAGTATGCCAACATGAGCAAGCAAATTATTGAGGTCATTGATTATTTTTCAGTTACAAGAAATTTGCCACACAACACAGGCAATCAATTTTACCTCCCCTCCACCCAACAAGGGGCTTCTTCCACGGGAGATGATTTTTACTTACTGAACAAGGTTCTTTGTTATGATACCTCTACAACCCCTAGAACTTTTACAGGAGAGGCGGAAGCGGTAACCCATAGTAAGATTACGCTTTTAAACAATTCTTTGTTGACAGCACCTGACAATACGTATCCCGCATACGTTCTTGAGGGGGCATTTCTTAATGTATTCCCCATTACTTTCAATGCCCTGACCGCAGTAGAGGCTCAGTATATTAGGTATCCACTTGCCCCTAAATGGACATTTACTAATGTAACAGGGGGAGAACCTATTTTTGATAGCAGTCAAGCTGATTACCAAGATTTTGAGTTATCGGTTGATGATGAGTATATCTTAGTAAATAAGATTCTTCAGATGGCGGGCATGGAAATTAGAGAAACTTCTGTAGTTCAGTATGCTACTGCTCAAGAAACAATTAATAATGCAGAATAATTATGGCTTATATAACTGATTATCAATATTATGAGAACGGAGGTACAGACCCCAAAAACAAAAATTGGGGTTCTTATCAGTATATAAGCTTAGCTGATATTGTCACCAACTTCTTGTTGATGTACAGCGGAAACCATTCGTTGGTAAATAACGATGAGCGTTATAAGATTCTGTTCCATGCCAAGCGTGGTATCCAAGAACTTAATTACGATGCTTTAAAAGAGATAAAAGTATTGGAGCTAAGCGTGTGTCAAACATTACGATACGTCCTTCCTCCTGACTACGTTAATTGGGTTAGGATGTCCCTTTATAAAGATGGTGTCTTGCGTCCTATGAGTGAAAACATTCAGACCAATTGGAGCGATGCTTACCTTCAAGATAACGAGTGTAATATTCTTTTTGATATTAATGGCAATATTGCTCGACCTGAGTTTTCTGACATTGACTACGACAGGATTACGAATCAAAAAAAGAGCATATACCTAAATAGTAACAATCCTCAGTTTGATGGTATGGAGGGTTACAATGTAGATGGAGGATGGTGGTTTGACTATCAGATTGGTGCGCGTTATGGATTAAACACTGAGACGGCAAATGCCAATCCTACCTTTAGCATGAACAAAAAGGCGGGCGTGATTAATTTCAGTTCCGACATGAATGGAGAGCTTTGCATTCTTGAGTATGTTTCAGACGGCATGGAGGCAGGTGTAAACTCAGAGATTAGCCTTAACAAGATGTTTGAGGAATATATATACGCCTATATTCAATACTCTATCTTAGACGCAAAATTCGGTGTTCAAGAATACGTTGTTAATCGAGCACGAAAAAAGAAAGCTGCATTGCTTCGTAATGCAAAGATTCGGATGAGCAGTATTGACCCCGGTAAATTGCTAATGAACCTGCGAGGGCAGGATAAGTGGATAAAGTAATATGGCTACTACAACTAGAAACTTCTTGAAGGGGCGTATGAACAAGGCACTTGATAAGCGTCTTGTTCCTGACGGAGAGTATACTGATGCGTTAAATATCCGTTTAGGCTCAACTTCTGAAAGCGACATAGGTAGTATTGAAAACTCAGAAGGAAACACTAGGCTTGTTGAACTTGGTTACAATGGTATTTCAATGCAACAGAGCCAATGCCTTGGCTCTTTTGAGGATGGCGCGAACGAAACTATTTATTGGTTTGTTCATCAACCCACATTGTTCCCTTCGCCTACAGGAAAAATTGATTTAATTGTATCATACAATGCTCTTAATGGAACAATTACCTATCACGTAGTAAGTACTTCAGACCCTAATGTATCAGGAAAAACTTCCCTGAATTTTAATCCGAATCATTTAATTACGGGAATTAATTTAGTGGACGAACTTTTATTCTTTACAGATAATTTTAATCCACCTCGTAGGATTAATATTAAAAAAAGCTATCCTCTTCCTAGCGGCTCCTACGTGGATGACGCTCTCTTAAAGAATGACATACTTGTTATAAAGGCACCGCCTGTTAACTCCCCATCTATCCTTCCTTTAACTATAGGTGGTGAAGAAAACTTTTTGGAAGAGAGGTTTATTTGTTTTGCTTATAGGTATCGATATGAGGACAATGAATATTCAGCCACCTCCTCTTGGTCTGCCCCAAGCTTTATACCCAATGCTTTTCAATTAAGCAGTGAGTCATACCTAAATGAGGGTATGGTAAACTCTACTAATAGCTGTCAGATTACATTTAATTCAGGTGATAATTTAGTGAAAGGAATTGACCTGTTGTTTAAAGAGATAGGGAACAACACTATTAAGGTCATTGAGAAACTTGACAAGTCTACTCAGGGGTACGCCAACAATACAGATTATCAATATTCATTCACTAACAGTAAAATATATACTGTGCTTCCAAGTGAAGAAATTTTAAGGACATATGATAATGTTCCTTTATTGGCTAAGGCTCAAACTATGATGGGAAACCGTCTAATGATGGGTAATTATGTAGAGGGTTGGGACTTAGTAGATTTAAATAATTCTCCTTTACAATTAAACTATCAAACTCTAGAGGTAAGGAATGATATTGGATTGTCTGATATATCTTCTGTTATAAGCGCAAGCAACTATACTTTTGGAAGTACTGTTACGGTCCCTAATTCTATACTAGCTGTAGACCTAACCCCTGCGGCTAATGACTTAGTCACAGGGTCTTCGATTGGCTTCACAATAGCACTTAATCATTCTTCATTTGCATTGGGGACAGGTGCTACTACCGTTCCTACAGAAACTACACAGGGGGTAGAGGTTACATTCATGTACGTTCTAACACAGAACTTTAACAACGTAACCGACCTCTTTAATTCAGATGATTTTCAATCAGCCATTGGTACGTCTGCTAATATTGAAGCTGATTACGCTACGTTTTGCGATGGTGTTACGTTTACAGACCTTGTTAACTGTGCACTAAGGGGGCAGCTTACGGGTGGTACCCCTACCCCTATGCTTAAATACGAGTCGGGTATATCAGCAGCGAGTCAGCCTATATCAGCCACACACTCAGTAGGCACTAACATCATATCGTTTCAGTTTCCTGCGATGGAATACGTAAACTCTCAAACTAGCCCTACCGCTAGTATTTATGAGTATTACAGTGTTCAGGCTGTGGACCTTTCTTTTCAAAAAGTATCATCCCCCACTAGCTTGCATAGCAATCGAGGGTATGAGATTGGAATCGTATATATGGATGAGTTTAGTAGGGCAACTACAGCACTAACTAGCGTTAATAATACAGCGTTCTTTTCTTGCTCAGACTCTCTTACTCAGAATAAGATTCAGGTAAATATTCCTGTATCTCAAGTAGCTCCTTATTTTGCTACACGTTACAAGTTTGTCATTAAGCCTGATGCCGAAACTTATGATACCATTTACTCAAGTCTTTATTTTTACGACCCCATTACAGCGCATACATACTTTTTAGTTGAAGGTGAGAATGCAGCTAAGTCTCAAGAGGGTACTCGTTTAATTGTAAAATGCGATGTAGATGGTCCTCTTCCTGAGTGTGTTTACGCAACTGTGCTTGATAAGAGTGTAGAGCAAGCTGACTTTATTCTTAACACTGACACTAATTTTCAAGTTCCTTCAGGTGTTTACTTAAAGATGAAGGCTAATGATTTTAATGCCACTTTAACGGCAGATGCTGTTATTGCTCCGGGCCTTGAGCAAACCATTGAAAATAATTCAGGTGATTACCCGATATTGGCTTATAAAGGGTTAAGTGGAGTTGCAGATTCTTCAGGAAATTATACTACATACAGTATTCCTACAGGTAGTCGGATTAGCTTTAAATTTAAGTTTATCCGTAAGGGAACCGGAGATGGAGATAACAATTGTGAAAGAAGGATATATGAAATTGAAAAAACCTTTACCGCCTCACAGGACTATACTGACATTATAGCTTGGTGGGAGGGGGATAACATTCAAAGTTCTTTAAATGACGGTACATCCCAAGTAGGAGACCCTGCGGCTTGTGAGATTGATAACGTATACGTTTCCCCTGCTCTTGTAAGCAACAATCCTTCGTTGGTGACATATGGACTCAGTCCTTCCCTGTGCACTAATTTCTATCGTTGGTATAAAAACCCTGACACCGGTGAAATAAGATTTATTGTTTCAGGGACTAGGGCGTGTGGCTCAAGTACTAAAAAAGAATCAAGAGTTAGAGTAAAATTTGAGGTAATAAGAGCAGAAAACTTAATTGCTTTTGAAACAGAGCCTACTGATGCCTCCCCTGATATTTGGTATGAAAGCTCAGAAACATTTGCTATTGACGCTTCAGGGAATCATAGTGGTAATGTTACTAATCAAGACATAGCTAATGGTATAAGCGGGGTTGTCACAACAAATTTCTTTAATTGTTTTTCTTTTGGCAATGGAGTTGAAAGCTATAAGGTTAGGGATTCTTTAGCGGGCAGACCATTGGCTTTGGGCAACCGAGTGACATCTGTCAGTGCTCAAGACTATAAGGAGGCTCATAGGGATTCTGATATTACATACAGTGGAATCTATAATAATGAGAGCAACGTCAACAAGCTTAACGAGTTCAACCTTGGGCTTTTAAATTTTAAACCATTAGAAGAATCCTTCGGTCCTATCCAAATTCTTTATGGCCGTGAGACAGATATCTTAACTCTACAAGAAGACAAGATATCTTATGTTCTTACAGGAAAGAATCTTCTTTCAGACAGCACAGGAGGTGGCTCAGTATCTTCTATCCCTGAAGTTCTTGGGACTCAGATTGCTCGTGTAGAGGAATATGGCATTAGCAACAACCCTGAAAGCTTTGTTCGGTATGGACTGAACTCATTCTTTACTGACGCAAAACGCGGTGCCGTTATTAACCTAATGGGTAATGGGCCTCAAGAACAGCTTAATGTAATTTCAGAACAAGGGATGAGGTCATGGTTTAGAGACCTCTTCATATCTAATTTCAATACTCAAAAGGTTGGAGGGTATGACCCGTATATGAATGAATATGTGTTAGCTAGTAACACAACTTTATTACCCACAGAAGAGGAGTGCTCTGAGTGTGGATTCAATAAAATTATTACAATTAAGCAAGGTTCTTCACCTCTTACTTTTTGTGTAGATACAACTAGAGTTGCGGGACTTATTACTGTCTCGTTTATTCTTCCAACTAGCCCGGCACCGAATATTTCATTTGGAGTTGATGGGACGGGATATGGGCCGTTTACTTCTACAGGTAACTTTACTTATTCTCAAGGAGCTACTACAAATAAGAGTAATTTTACCATTTTTAATGCCGCAAGCTCTGACGTAGTGTTTAGCCTTGTTGTGTCATGCCCTGCTCCCAACGACTTGAATGTAGTTCAGGTAACAGTAGGGGACAACGTAGATGCAGGCAAAACCATTACTAATCAGTATCATTGGGTAGAAGCGAGTACTTATGTAGCTCCACTTCAAAGTCAGCAAATTAAAATGGCTGCAGGCACAGCCTCACCGCTAGTGTCGAATTACACCTCCGTGGTTTCTCCGCAAGGAACAGGCTCATCTCCTACCAATAGCTCGGTATTGACTATTGCTTCGAACAGGACAAATACTGATACTCTTGCCTATAATTTAACTTATAATAAATTCAGGTGGTTAGCAAGTGATACGGCATATACTAATACACCTACTGATATTGCTGCATTGATTGCCGCATCAACTGTAGTTTCTCCTACCCAATCAAATCCTCAGCTGTTTGAAGGCACCATAACAATGCCTGCTGATTTAGATACATATACCTATTTGTATCTTGTTTGGGACTACAGGGTTCCTGTAATTTCTTCTTTGTGCTATTCAGCGTCAACTCCTTCAGATGCATGCTGTAGTTGCTCTTGTTTGGATAGCACGGAGATTAAAGTATCAAACGGAGGAGCGTCTCAGCAACTAACTTTTAGGTACAGCGATTGTAATCGCGTTCAACAGTTTGTTACTCTTGCTCCACTAGGGTCTACTACGGTTTGCACCGATAGCAACAATGTTTCATTTGTATCAGGTGTTTTCGCAGACCTAATACAGACAAGGGTTTCATGTGACTGCTGTCCTCCATAATAAATTGAATTCATGGGAAATATTTCAAACTATATTTTAAACGGCCCTTCATTAGAATCATCAACAGGGTTGACCACCTCTGCGGGTGGCCCTGCTCCTGATGGGTTTTACTCTGATGGGGTAACCGTTAGACAGCTACAAAATGGAGTGTTTGTTACAAGCAAAGTCCCTTGTGATTGCACTACCGTTTGCAGCAATTCACCTATAATTAGAGGGGTCGGTGCTCAATCTGTAGATGTATATACCTTCAGCTTAGGCAGCAATTCAGGGGTTAGTAGGATTCGGTTTTCACCCGGAAATACACCCGATGGAATAAAGATAACTGAAGGGACTAGCGGTAATACACCTAAATGGGCAGGAACTGTTACTCCTTACATATACGCTGTTCCGGGAAATTCTATAGACCCTATTTTTTTAGGCAACTCAATAGACAATTTTTTCCCTCCTTACTCTTTCAGTAACATCCCTGAGCAAACATTTTTTGGAGGTATCTATACTTCCACAGGTAATGACTTTGATATTACTGTTCCCCCTGCAAACGTAAAGCTTTCTACAAGTGCAAATCCGGGAGACCTAGTGTCAATTATTTCAGCTACAGCCAATACTGAATTGACTATAGAGGCTTTTAGATTAGACCCAAGTAATGCTTCAGGGTATACATTAAGAGTAGAATGCCCTTATGTAATACCTGACACCTATAGATTCCTTAGCTCAAGCGTAGCCGCAACTACGCAAGGTTGCGGAAGTACTCCTGTTTTTCCTATTGCAAACTATCTAGTAAGTATTCGTACCCCACAGGTTGCTCAGATTCAAAGCGGTGACTATTTATTTCTAGATAATTTAGGAACTAGCTTTATGGCAGATGGGTATTACCTTATTAGAGGTCCGGGTAGCAGTACTCAAGAGTATTCGGTTCAGTTGGAAAGTGGGATTGTAGTTTCAAGTTTTGCTTGCCCTCCCCCACCATAAATCTCTCTCTCATGAATAATTTAAAATCATGCCTGTAAATAATCAGAACTATACTTTAACGTTTAGCCCCGGCTATCAAGGGTGGGTTTCGTTTTATTCATATGAGCCTGAGATAATTCAGCATATGAATCAGTACCTATATACTTTCTTTTCGGGCGACTTGTACAGGCATAATACCAATGCCACCCGTAACGAGTATTACGGAACAGCTTATCCTTCAAAGGTTACCACGGTCTTAAATCAAGAGCCTATGGTAAACAAGATTTTTAAGACTCTATCTTATGAAGGCAACGAACCATGGGGAGCAACTTTAACAAGTGACCTGCAGACTACAGGATTTATTGACTCATCTTATTTTGTACAGAAGGAATCAGATTGGTTTTCATTTGTAAGAAACTCAGGAACTACGCCTGCTGACGCTGCGCAGGAGTATCCTTTACGCTCTGTCAATGGTATTGGTAATACAACTAATTCGGTTCAGACGGGAACCAATGTGGTACTTAGCTTTGCTTTAACGACAGATATCGGAAGCATAATAAGTATTGGGGACTCTATTTACTTTGGAGTACCCGTGGTAGCCCCTGCTACGCTTACACCTATTTACTCAGGTACAGTGACGGTTATTACCGTAGACCTTGCTGCGGGTCAAAACCTAATTCAGTACGACATAGATACTGCAGGTGGGGGTGTAGTTCCCGCTGTACCCGTGGTATACGCTATGTTTATAAAAAATCAAGTTGCAGAATCCAAGGGCATCCTAGGTCACTATGGAGAACTAACCTTGACAAACTCTTTGACTACACATGTAGAACTTTTTGCTGTTAAATCAGAAGCAATGACTTCTTTCCCCTGAACTGATTATCTTTGAAATTGTGAGTGAGCTTCAGACTATATTAAAACAACCAAATGCAACAGTAGATTCTTTACTGTATCACGTTTATAAAGAACGCGGTCTTTTATGGGAGGACATTGCTAGGTTTAGTGAAAAGCTGCAAAAGATTTCAGGTGTTGTAGTTCATCATACCGAGGAAATGAAAGAGCAGTTTCCCACCACTCATCACTTAAAAGATGGACTATACACAAGGGAGGTATTGATGCCTAAAGATTCTTTGGTTGTAAGCTTTATTCACAAGCAAGACCACCCTTCGTTTTTTTTAAAAGGAAGTATGTCTATCCTTTTGGATGATGGACATGTTAAACATATTAAAGCCCCACTTACTGTCTTTACTGAGACAGGCACACAGCGTGTGGCTTACATGCACGAAGACTGTGTTTGGGCCTGCGTGTATAAGACTGAGGCCGAAACTATTGAAGAGGCTGAAAAGGAAGTATATACTACCGATTATAAGGAGTTGCCTGAACACATCATCTTTAAACAACAATTGTTATGTCAGGAATAGTAGCAGGAATTAATGCAGGAATTGCTTTGACTACCATGGGTATCTCAGCAGCTCAAAAAAATAAAGCCGAAAAGAATGCTGCTCAAGCGGAGCGTGCAGCCTCAAAAGCTATGAATGAAGCTCGTCAAAAACTTGATGTGAATTTTCAAGAAGGGCGAACCATTAGTACGGACCCCTATACCATGGCTATAGAGCAGTCTTTAGCACAGGGTGCGGCTTCTGTGCAAGCTGCTCAAGAATCAGAAAGAGGAATCGGTCAGATAGGTAGAATTCAAATGGCTCAAAATCAAATGGCTGAGGGGCAGCGTGTTGGTTTAGGCCAAGAACTTCAGCAGCTTGACAAGGATATTCTCGGTGAAGAAAGCCGTCTGCGAGATGTGAAAACTCAGATTGACTTACAAGAAGCTGCAGGTGCGCAGGAAGCTGCCGCCATGTATGACGAGCAGGCAGCAGCCGCTAAAGCCGCTATGATTCAGAGCGGTGTTGATTTAGCGGCAGCAGGTGCTTCCGCTGTTCCTCTTTATTCGCAGAACAATAAAGCACAGCAACAGGCTATATCGGGAATGCAGTTTGATGCGGGGCAAGCTAAGCAATTTGGCACAGCCACAGGGTTTACGCCTACAGGGGTTAAAAGCACAGCAGGTGTAATAGACTTTGGTGTAAACACGGGAGGTAATTTTTCTGCTGTAGGGGACATGAGCGGACGAGATTTTCGACAGTTCAAGCGTAACCTTACTCCGGCTCAAAAGAATCAAATCATGTTTGACCCTGCATATATGAACCAATACAACTCTTTTACAGGAGGCAATTAATAGTGAGATATGGCTAAGACATTTTATAAGTATGCGGAGCGAAGTGCGGAATCTCAGATTAATTGGAATGAGGTTGGCCGTCAGATGTCTGATGTGGTTAACGAGGAAGCTCGTATCCGTCAGGAAAAGAAGGCGGCTATTGATGACGGCATTAAAGATTTTAATGAGTACATCAATAACCAACCTCTTGGTGACCACCAAGGGTTTAATGATTGGACCACTCAGTTCTCTACTGATACAGCGGAATATGCCCTTCAGGTAGAAAGGCTTTTGAAGTCAGGACAGATGAATGTCAGGGACTACACAAATATCCGAGCCAATCTACAGCAAGGAACTACTGAAGCGTTTGAGTTTGGAAAAGAGTTTAATACCAAGTACGCTGAATTGCAAAAGCGTATGGAGGTAGACCCTGAAACAGGGCTTCCTCAAGCTCAAGCACTAGAGGAATACATGATGAATTCTACGCGTGGTCTTGGAAACTTTAGCTCTTCCCGCCTATGGATTAATCCTACTGATGGAAAGGTTCTTCTTGGGAAAAAAGACATG